AGCGGTTTGCTCTTGCGCTTGCCCATCCCCGGGAACTTCTTGTCCACCTTCGCATCAATGCTGCGCTCGGTGGACTTCGACATGCGACCGGCCTTGACGGCTTGTGCCGCGCGCGCTTTGGCGTTGGCACCATGACTGCGGTCGGGAATGGGGTAGCCGCCCTTGCCGCCTTTGCGCGCGGACGGAAGGGCGAAGTCTTTGGACGGGAGCGCTTTGCGCTGAGCAGTGGTAAGTCGAGCCATTATGGTTTCCTCGGTAGTTGAAAATGCGGAGCGAGCCGAAAGCGGCACGTAGGACACATAAGCTCCCCGCTGACCGGGCGCCGGTCTGGAGTGTACCCCGACCAGCCGCAGCTGCACGAGTACACTTCGCGCGCGGGCGTCCCCGGTGGGAGCGCCCCCAGCGGGCCGATGGGCATGGCCGCGCGCGTCTCGTCTATCCGAGTGGCCAATTCCGCCAGTTTCGCGTAGCCCCCCATGTCGCGCCAGTGATCTTCGGCCATAGCGTTGCCGGCGAGGATGCGGCCGATCTTGGTAGCCATCAGCTCCAGCGCCTCGCGGTGTTCGCACGCCAGGCCGTTCCAGTGCGGCGAGCTTCGCATTACCGTTTTCAGCCCTTGAGCCACGGCCGCATTGTCGGCAAAAGCACCGTGAGAGTGCTCGCGCTGAGAAATTAGTTGTTCATTTGTGTCCACGTTTCATCGCCTCCAATAGTGCATCTTGGACGCGTATCTTAGAGCGGCGCGCGTCGATCACCGTATCGTCNAGAGTGCCATCCGCAACAATGTCGTACTCGTACACGGGCCGTTCTAGCCCNGCTTGGCGTTGNCGCATCGGCCCGATGCGCTCGCGCATTTGCAGGTAGTCCCCNAAGTTCCAGTCGTGCCCAAAGCGCACGAGGATGTTGGTCACTTTCTGCAATCCGTCGATTCCGTGGCCCATGCTCTTGGGGTGCGCAATCCCCATAGGAACGCGCCCCGTCATGAACTGTTTGAGCCCTCCTGGCGTGGATATGTCCACTGCATTGGGGAAGGCTTTTAGGATGCGCGCCGCATCAGAGCGGAACTGGTACGCCACCAGCAGCGGCATCCCGCCGCTTTCCGCCTGGATGGACGCAAGGGCTTGCAGCTTCTCATCGTGAACGCTTTCCCAAGCGGGGCGCGTGGTGTAGACCGCGCCATTCGCCAGTTGCAAGCACTTGTTGGTGAGCGCTGCTGCGTTCATCGCGGTAACGTCCCCTGTCAGCAGCTCTAGGAACATTTCCTTTTCGAGCTTCTTGTAGAGTGCGCGCGCAGCCTTGGGGAGCTGAACGCGCACTGAAGTAACAATCGGCTCGTCCAGCTTGAAGTAGTCTTTCGCGTCAATCGTGAGCGTCACATCGCGCAGCGCGGCTTTGATTTGTTCCTCCGCATGAGGCAGTGGCTCCATACCGTAGCCACTCCACTTGCGCTGGAACCAGCGTGTCTTGAACGCTTCGTGCGTCTGGCCGAGGCGCTGGCCACGGTCGATATACCACTGCTGCCCCCACAAGTCTTGGAGCCCGTTGGCGGATGGTGTGCCCGTCAGATTGATCCATCGGTCCACCAGCGTATGCGCCACGCGGGCAATCCATTGCGCGCGCATACCGCCTTGGCGCAGACGAAAACCCTTGAGCCGGTCTGACTCATCCGCGACTACGTACCGGAACGGCCAGCGCCCCATGTAGTGCTGCACCAGCTCAGGCAGCCGTTCATAGTTGATCGTGTAGATATCCGCTGTGAGCTTCGCAGGCGCTCGCGTAAGCGCTTCGATGCGCAGATGGTGGAAATTTGCCCACTTGCCCACTTCGGTGGGCCACGTGTCCCGTGCCACGCGCTTCGGCGCCAGCACCAGGAGCGGAGCGTTGCCGATCACCCCGAGCAGCCGCATGGTGTCGAAGGCCAGCAGCACACCACTTGTCTTGCCGATCCCCATACTGGCCCACAGATTGCAGCGTTCATGATTCATCACCCACTCGATCATGGGCCGCTGCGGCGCACTCGGGGTAAGGGTGTCAGTCATGTTCAGCGTAGCAGGCGCGCATCCGAATAGCCGACTCCCATGTGCTCACGAGCCTATCCACTTCCTCAATGGTGTACGCCACGTGCACCCGAATGCCAAGCTTCGCGCGGAGTTTGTGGTCCCGCACTTGCCACGGCTCTACACGGCCGTCCGGGCGTTTCACTTCCACCAGCTGCATCCCCACGGGAGCGGGGAGGGTGCAGACCCGATCCGGTACGCCGATGCGCCCCGGCGCGCTGAACTTCTCGCACAAGCCGCCCATGCTTTCCACGCATTTGACAAGGTGTTGCTCTACGACTTTCTCACGCATGTTATTTCCTGTATCGCAGGGTTTCAAACCCCTTGGCCGTGAGCGGTAAGCCCTCAGCCCAAGGGGAACTGGTGGTCATGCACTCTACGAGTGCGTCCACGGTGTACTCTGGACTGTTCGGTACTTCGCACAGCAGTTCATCGTGCACACTCAGCACAGGCGGGTAACCCTCAAACGCCGCGCGCACTAATCCGTCCAGCAGGATATCGGCGGCAGCGCCTTGTGTGGCGTTCTCCGCGAGCTTGCCCGAATAGGTGGGCAATCGCGCCCATTGGCGCGTGTAGGGATTGACCCCTACGAACGACAGGCCGCTGTCTGAACGGTCACGCGGCGCCGGATAGCTCAGGTATCGGCCGCTGGGCAACCGGATGCGCAACCAATTCCCGCGCCGATCTACGTCCAAGCGCCCGGCGTGGAGTGTCTTGCCCGGCATGCGCAAAGCAATTTTGACAGCCTCGTCCAAGTCGTACCATAACTGTACAATCGCTGGATGGGCGCGACGCCACATCAGCACCAGCGAGTTACAGACCAACCACACGCGTGGAGAAACTCCCCATACGCGCTTCTGCACGCGCGGGGATTGGTACTGTTCGCGCGACTTCGCAACCGCCCACGCGGGCAGCACGGGCCACGCAGCCTCGGCCAGCTTTTCCAAGTCCAACCCGTAGGTGACGGCCATGCTCAGGAATGCGCCTACACCCCCGTAGTACTGAAGCGCCAGCTCCATCACTTTGCCGATCTGCCGGCGCGGGTCATCGTCGCCAATCGTGCGCGGGTCGATATTGAATGCCCGCGCATAGCTCAGCTTGTACAGATCCGGGCCGCGCCCCTTGTCGTAGGCGCGGAACGCATCGAGCTTCCAGTCTTCGCCGGCGAGCCACGCCATGACGCGCCCTTCAATGTTGGCCAGATCAGCGACCAGCAGCTTCTTGCCGGGGCCGGCAATGAGCAGCCCGCGCAACGCGCTGGACGCGAGGCCCATGGTATCCGTGGTGGTGTACAGATCGGCTGCGCCAGCGGTGCAGTAGGCGATGAACCCCTCAATGTCTTCGCGCGAGTGCTTCGGCCGGGGCAAGTTCTGCGGCTGGAACATGCGCCCGGCGTATCGTCCGGTGCGTTGCGCACCGCAGAGCAGCAGCAGATTGTGCAAGCGCCCCTGGTGGTGCGCGTTGAGCACGCGCTGATACTTGGCGGTGCTCGATTTGCTCGCTTGCTGACGCGTGCGCAGCAGCTCCTTAGCGTACTCGGGCAACGACTCGTCTTCCAGTCGGCGCTCTACGGTATCGGCCTTTAGATCGGGCAAGTCAATGCCGGTGTCTGCGAGGAACGCACGCAGCTTCGCCACTTGCGTGGCCGAACCCACTTCGCCTTCGGTGATGGCGGATACGGTAGCGGCGAGCCCACGCTTGGCGCGGGTAGTGACGCCTACGGCTTGTGCCGCGAAGTCGATATCCACCGCGATGCCTCGGAAGTTGGTGTCGTAGTCCACGCGCCATTGTTCCCATAGGCGCGCGGTGCTGTTCCACTTGGGACACACGCGGTAGATTTCGCGCATCGCTACAATGTCCTGTGCACCGTAGCTTTTGAACTCGGCCCATTCCTTGGGGTGGTCTTTTGGCTGCGCAAACTTGCCATCGAAGCCCGGCACGCAAAAGAGCTGGATCAGCTCGTGTCCGCGCTTGTCTTTAGCCTTGTCCTGCGGCAGTTGGAAAATGCCGCAGAGCTTGTCCAGTCCGCCGGGCAATCCGTGCGCGCGTGCCAGCGTGGCCGTGCAGCGCCACTTCCGGGGATGGACGCGCTTGAACCATGGCTGTGCCTCCAGCACTGTGCGATCAAACTCGGTGTTATGGCACCAAATTTCATCGGCCGCTGCCACCGCGTCAAAAAACTCGCGCAGGTCCCTCGGCGCGGCGCAAAGCGGCTCATCTACGTGCACGATGCCGTGGTCCACCGCCCATTGCAGCAGGATCACAGCGGCTTGAGACGCGTACTTGCGCACCCCGTAGCGAATCGGGATGGGGCTGCGTGTCTCGGTGTCGAGCCAGA